GGATTAAATAATAAAGTAGTTGCTTTCGCTGTAGATTTTGGAATTCAAAATCAAAACATTTTTACTTCACTTGCTTTGGATCAATCCCAACATAAAGTAACAGCCGAGTCTTTGGATATAATGATGGCTCTCGCCAATCAATACAATTCAAACACATCGATGCCACAACCACAAGGTTTATATGATTTATACAAGAGTAGAAGTTATACCTGTGATGTTGAAGCGATGGGGGCAATGTTGATTCAACCAACCATGTATTTTCAATTAAGGAATGTTCCGATGTTTGCGGGTGCATATCTTATAATTGGAGTTGAACATGACATAAGATCTGGAGGAGAATTTTCAACAAGATTCAAAGGAACCAAAGTTTCCAAATACGAAGATTCACCACCCGAACAAATAATAGCGGCTGTAAATAGGAACTACATAAACAAGATAAAAGAAAGAATAAAAAAATATAAAACTAGAGAAGAATTTGCATTGGCGACAACAGCGAATGATCAAAGTGCAACATCACAACCCACAGGGCCGGCGGCGGACAGTCAAACATGTGAAGGAAAAATTAATGAAGTATTTAATCAGGTTCCAAGAAAGGATTCTTCAGTTACACCACTTCTTACTGAACTTTCAGATCAAGGTTTATTCGACACAATCAGTGGTGTTACTTCAGATAAAAGGGTTGGAATTAATGCGTTCATATTCCCATATCTATTCTATTATGAAAACACAAACAAATATGTTCAAAACAATTTGTATAATTTTATATTAAAAAGTGCAAACAATCAAAAACTCCTTGGATCATCAGGTAGTTATGGTACTGACTCATATATTGACGGATGTTTATGTTACCAACTCTCGGACAAAGAAGTAGTTCCTATGGCAACATTCCCCACTTTTAATGATTGTATTACCGCATTCGTGAACATAAATAAAGTATGGGTCTCGGGATATATGAAAAATCCAACACTATCTGGTGTTACATATAATATTGAACCAAGATTAGGTATGACCGACAATGAAAAAGAACAATTATATTCTTCAATACAAAATTGTTGGACAAAATACAACTCTTATATGGGGGGAAGTAAAGTTACTGAAGAACAGAATCAAAAAATAAGAAATTACATGAATCTGTATCTTTCATTCTTATAAGATATTTATTAAGAAAAAATGACAGCAAAAGAAACCTTAGATAGATTTTTGGGTAAAAACACAAGAATTACCGAAAGATCAATCGGACCAAACCAAAAAGAGGTTTGTGATTTAGACACAAACGAGTGTTATGTAATTTCAACAACCGATGGATTGATTGAAAGAGTAGATAACACAAGATTCACCAACAGAAATGTTCAAGTCAGAACAAATGGAGGTATAAAACAACTTTTAAATGATTAAATTATGTCAGCAGAAAAAAGAATATTAGAAGAAATTATCAGATATCGTCAGATAAACAAATATATAAACGAACAAGAACTCGGTGCCGAACCGACCCCTGATCTTGGTGTGGAACCAGCACCTGCTGGTGAAGAAACACCACCCGTAGATACTGCAGCTACTGATACTACAGCAGAGGCGGAACCTATAGATGTTGCTGCAGATCCTGATGTTGAAAAGGTAGGTGAAGAAGGTGCCACAGATGTAACAGCAGAGGTTGGTGGTGAAACTGAAGAGTTAGATATTACGGATTTGGTTACCAAACAAGATGACATCCTTTCAAAACAGGAAGAAATTATGAGTAACCTAACATCTCAAATCGGTGATTTACAAAACAAACTTGGAGAAATTGACAAAATCTTTCAAAAGGTAGATAGTTTGGAAATGAAGTTTGAGAAATACAGACAAAAAACACCTGAAGAAAAACTTCAACTAAGATCATTGGATTCTTATCCTTTTAATCAGAAATTGACAGATTTTTTTGATGTAAAACAAGATGAAATGGAAGCGTCAGGAAAAAATGAATATGTCTTGACAGATGACGAGATTTCAGGTTATGATCCAGGAACAATCAAAAAGACTTTCAATGTTTATAATGAAGAATTGCCGTTGAACGGTTATTGATTTTTTAGAATTTTTAATTATTATTAAGGGGTCAAAGAGTAAAATCTTGACCCCTTTTTATTTGACAATACAACATACAATTTTTACAATTTAACAAACCTTTTAAAAAACAAAACACATGGCAACATCTTTAGACGCGGTACTCGCACAGTACGAAAAAAACACAAAACCTACAGGTAACGGAAATTCAATTAACCGTGAAGATCGTTTGAAAAAATACTTCACAACAATTCTTCTTCAAGGAGAAACATCAGGTCGGAGACGCATTCGCATCCTCCCCACCCCCGACAATTCTTCTCCCTTTAAAGAAGTTTGGTTCCACGAAGTTCAAGTCAACAAAGAATGGTTGAAACTTTATGATCCGGGTAAAAATGACAACGAACCCTCTCCTCTTAATGATCTTTATGATGAACTTATGAGTACGGGAAAGGCACAAGATAAAGAACTCGCAAACCAATACCGTTCACGCAAATTTTACATTGTCAAAGTTATTGATCGTGACAATGAGGCTGATGGTGTAAAGTTTTGGAGGTTCAAACATAACTATAAGAATGAAGGTGTTCTTGATAAGATTATTCCGATTTGGCGTGAAAAAGGTGATGTAACTGACCCCAAAAAGGGACGAGACCTTATCATCACTCTAACTAAATCAAAAGCACCAAACGGGAAAGAATATACAACGATTCAATCCATCATGCACGATGACCCAAGCGCACTCCACAAAGAAGCAAAAATTGCAGAAGAATGGATTGCGGATGAAATGACTTGGGATGATGTCTATTCAAAAAAACCTTATGAATATTTGGAAGCGATTTCACGAGGTGAAACCCCACGTTGGGACAGTGCTACAGGTAAATATGTGTATGGTGACGAGGGATCTGCAGAATTCGGTGGAACCAACAAATCATCGAAAGATGAAGAAACCGAACTTGATCCGCAACATAATGAACTTCCGTCAGAAGAGTTGCCCTTCTAAAGAAAAAACAATGATGTTAGGGGTTTAACCACCCTTAACATCATTTTACATCAAAATAAAAACTATGGCAATTAAGAAAAAAGACTTCTCGTCGGTAAAGAAAAAATTCTCTACCTCAGCAAAATATAAACCGCAAAAATATCTTGATTTAGGACAAGAATTCTTGGACGCAACTGGTCTTCCGGGTCCAGCAATTGGACATTTGAATATGTTACTAGGTCACTCGGACACAGGTAAAACAACCGCTCTTGTAAAGGCAGCAGTAAGTGCTCAAAGTAAGAATATTCTTCCTGTTTTTATTATTACAGAACAAAAATGGAGTTTTGATCACGCGAAAATTATGGGATTTCAATGTGAAGAAGTTGTAGATGAATCAACAGGTGAATTGGATTGGGATGGATTCTTCCTTTTTCGTAATGATTTTGATTATATTGAACAAATTACGGATTACATCAATGAAGTATTGGATGCTCAAGAAAAAGGAGATATTGATTATGACTTACTTTTCCTTTGGGATTCCGTAGGATCAGTTCCATGTAAAATGACTTTTGACGGCAAAGGTGGGAAACAGCATAATGCATCTGTTTTGGCTGATAAAATTGGGATGGGAATCAATCAAAGGGTTTCAGGAAGTCGTAGATCGGATAGTAAATACACCAACACACTTGTAATTGTTAATCAACCGTGGGTTGAACTTCCCGACAATCCTTTCGGCCAACCAAAAATTAAAGCAAAAGGAGGCGAAGCAATTTGGTTAAACTCCTCGATTGTTTTCTTGTTTGGGAATCAAAAAAATGCAGGAACAACTAAAATTAGTGCAACCAAAGATGGTCGTAAGGTAAAGTTTGCAACTCGCACTAAAATTTCTGTTATGAAAAACCACATCAACGGGTTGGGTTATGAAGATGGAAAAATTCTCGTGACCCCTCATGGGTTTTTACACGGTAAAGACACCACAGAAGAAAAGAACTCTATTGAGAGTTACAAAAAAGAACATGCTGACTATTGGAAGGGAATTCTTGGGTCAGGTGGTGAATACAAGTTGGAAGAAGATGTTGAATCTATAAGTGACTTGTTGTGAAAACCCTCCTCGTTGACGGAAATAACCTTTTGAAAATTGGTTTTCATGGGGTTAAGAACTTATACGCTCAAGACAGACAAGTCGGAGGTATTTTTCACTTCCTCAACACATTGAGAAAACAACTTACGGAGTATAATTACGACAAAATTTTAGTTTTTTGGGATGGTGAATGGAATTCACTTGAACGTAGAAAGATCTTGGCGGAATACAAGGCGAACAGAGTAAAATCTGACGACTCTGAAGCTGAGTCTTTCTACTCCCAAAAACAAAGAATTCAGTTATACTTGGAAGAATTTTTTGTTCGACAAGTTGAACTCTCACATTGTGAATCTGATGATCTTATTGCTTTTTACACTCAAAGTTGTGGTGACGAAAAAGTAACAATTTATTCGGGAGATAAGGATTTAACACAACTTATGAATGAAAATGTTTGGATATATAATCCATTCAAAGGACTTATCAAATATGGAGATAAAATACAGATTATCAAAGATGTTTTTGTTCCGTCGGATAATGTTGCAACTTTTAAAATATTTTGTGGTGATAAATCCGATAACATTAACGGAGTTCATTTCCTTGGGGAAAAAACTCTGATCAAATTATTCCCCGACCTTTTAACAAAAAAGATGGAAGTGGAAGATATTTTGGAACAAGCTGAAGAATTATTTAAAGAAAACAAAAATAACAAAACTTTACAAAGTCTTTTGACTGGTAAGACAAAAGATGGTATATTTGAAAAAGAACTTTATGAGATTAATCGAAAGATCATTGACCTTCGTAACCCACTTTTAACACAAGAGGCCAAAGATGAAATTTTGAGTTTAATTAACGAAAGTTTAGATCCTGAAGGTAGGTCTTACAAACAAGCTATGAAGATGATGAAAGAAGATGGTCTTTATAACTTCCTACCGAGAGGTGACAATGCGTGGGTGGATTTTATCACCCCTTTTATGAAACTTACAAGAAAAGAAAAACAAACCTTTAAAAAAACAAAAAAATGAAAGAACAAGAATTGAAGAAAATGGAGTTGTTGATTACTCTCAATGACAACATTGTTGTCCAAAGATTTTTCAATGTCCGTGACTACCAAGAAAAGGCAGGACGATCATTGAATCTTTATAACGAGGTTAATAACATCAAACAGATTATTCAAGACGATTTGAAGAAGAAAACTTTGGTCTATATGACGGACAACTTCTTCCAAATTACAACCGATGAATCTATTATGGAAACATCAAACACCGATGGACCAGAAAACTTCAACATTTATATTAAAGATGGTAATCGGACAATTTGTCATTCACAATTTGACGCAAAACTTTTCCCACCAAAAGTTCGTTATACCGTTGATATACGACCACTTTTGAAAGGTGTGTTGCGTAACCTTACTGACATTTTTTCAGACGAAAATTTAATTTATGATTATCTGAATTTAGAACTGGCCTAATCGTATTTATAGAAAAATCAGGTAGTTTCATTCATGGCAAATCAGAAAAATTTCGGTTATTTAGGTAATAACTTCCAGCTCCAACTTCTCAATCAAATCATTTTTGATAAAAAGTTTTTTGGGTCTATTATGGAGTTTATTGAACCAACATATTTTGACAACAAGTATTACAGTATCATCGTTCAGATGATCAAAGAATATCATTCAAAATATGAATCTATTCCGAACATTGCCACACTTGAACAACTAACTATCTCTGAAATTTCTCAAGAACAAGCCCGCAAGGTGATTATTGACACATTGGAAAATGTGAAGAACGCACCACAGGAGGGGCATGAATTTGTACAAGACAAAGCACTGAAGTTTTGTAAACAACAGGTCATGAAGAAAGTCCTTGAAAGGGCTCAGAAAATCATTGACAAAGGTGATTTTGAAAATTATGACGCGTTGGAAGAAATGGTGAGAGAGGGGTTGCAGGTTGGTAATATGGAACAAGACACAGCAGATGTGTTCAGTGATTTGGATGATGTTCTCGCAGAGGATTACCGTCACCCAATTCCAATGGGTATTCACGGGTTGGACAACCTCCTCAACGGAGGTCTTGCAAAAGGTGAAATTGGTGTTATCTTAGCTCCTACGGGTGTTGGCAAGACTACTATACTCACCAAGATTGCAAATAATGCTTTCAATATGGGATTCAATGTTCTTCAAATCTTTTTTGAGGATAACCAAAAAATCATCCAAAGAAAGCACTTCACATTGTGGACGGGTCTTGCTAACTCCGAACTTCCAGAACACAAAGAAGAGGTTATGGATAAAGTTAAGGAAATTAAAGAGAACCAACCCAACAAACTTATGTTGAGAAAACTTCCTTCGGATAGTTTAACCATGAGTCACATTAAGAATTACATTCGTAAAATCAAATCCGAAGGTGTGACAATTGACCTTTTGGTTGTGGATTATATTGACTGTATTCTACCTGACAAAAGTATGGCAGGGGCTGACGATTGGAAAAGTGAAGGATCGGTGATGAGAAAATTCGAAGCGATGTGTACAGAACTTGATATTGCTGGTTGGACGGCAACTCAAGGAAATAGATCATCAATCTCTTCTGATGTTGTTACAACTGATCAGATGGGTGGATCTATTAAAAAGGCACAAGTTGGACACGTAATTATTTCAATTGCAAAATCATTACAACAAAAAGAAATGAACCTTGCAACTATAGCAATTACCAAATCTCGTATTGGTAGGGATGGTATAGTATTTGAGAACTGTAAATTCAACAATGAATTATTGGATATTGACACTGAACAAAGCGTTACATTCCTTGGATTAGAAGAAAAGAAAGAGGAATCTCTCAAACAGCGTCAAAAGGAGTTAATGGATAGAAGAAGACAACGAGAACAAACAATTTAAACTTTACTAAAAAAATGGAAAAAATCTTAACTGAAAACAAGAACCGATTTGTGCTGTTCCCTATTGAACACCACGACATTTGGGACTACTATAAAAAATCTGAATCCGTATTTTGGACGGCTGAAGAAATTGACCTTTCATCCGATCTTATTGATTGGGAAAGACTCAATGATGGAGAAAGACATTTTGTAAAAAATGTGTTGGCTTTCTTTGCAGCATCGGATGGTATTGTCAATGAAAATTTGGCAGAAAACTTTGTAAATGAGGTTCAATACACAGAAGCGAAATTTTTCTATGGTTTCCAAATCATGATGGAAAACATCCACTCGGAAACTTACTCTCTTCTCATTGACACATATATCAAAGACAAAGAGGAACAAAATCATTTGTTCAATGCTATTGATACGATTCCTGCGGTTCAAAAGAAAGCAGAATGGGCACTTAAGTGGATCAAATCACCATCCTTCGCAGAAAGACTTATCGCCTTTGCAGCGGTTGAGGGAATCTTCTTTTCCGGATCATTTTGTTCTATCTTCTGGCTCAAAAAGAGAGGTTTGATGCCAGGATTGTCATTCTCAAATGAACTTATTTCACGAGATGAAGGACTTCATTGTGATTTTGCGGTTCATTTACACAACAATCATATTGAGAACAAAGTATCTTCCGAAAGAATTAAAGAAATTATTGGTTCGGCTCTTGAGATTGAAAAAGAGTTTATCACCGAATCACTCCCTGTTGATTTGATTGGAATGAACAAAGACCTGATGAAACAATATCTTGAATATGTTGCAGATCGTTTGCTTGTTGATCTTGGGGTTGGAAAAGTTTATAATTCAGAGAA